ACCGACAATTATGTAAAAGCAATCTATGTAAATTCTCCGGCATATGGTCGTTCTTGTCTTTCGGCCGACCGGACTTTTCTTTATCATCAGCCGATATACCCTTGTATTCAGCCCAAACATATTCCTCTAATTGCTTTATGGTTACCGGACAGTTATCCATTATCATAAGTTCCGGCGACTTAATAAATTTTCCTCCCGCCATTTCATAATCAAAAGCATCTTCAACTCTTTTAATTCCGGCCATTAAATTCTTACTGCCTTTAATCCAAGTTTCTCCGCAATCAAATAATTGGCTACCGACACTTTTTTCTTTTCTGTGCTGGTCGTCAACAAAAGCGGATGGGTCTATGATTCTATCTTCAATGCGAAAGTGCATTTTAGTTTCCAATTCTATCATTCGCGAGTAGAGGCGCTTGACTAATCCTTCGCTTAGCAATTCCGCAGAAACTATTTTAGTACCTTTACTATCTACAGAGAGATATAAAACGTGGTCTTGAACTCTGGGATGTGGGTCAAGAGCTTTGTATGTAGTCCAATCTTTTTCATTTAATTGAAATGCTTTAATAACGTGAATTTTGCGGCTAAATTTCTTATGGACTCTGCCTAATAAGTGTCCAAACTTCCCAAATACACGCGCTTCTTTTTCATCTTCCGGGAAAGAATCGGACATCCTTTGTATTGCTTTGTGTTCAAAGAATCCTCTGATGCCGTGTGTCGGTTCTTTGCAGTTGTCCTCCATTTCAGCTTCAACATAATCCGCGAGGCCGTCGGTAATATGCTCATCCATCCATTCTTTAATCCATCCGGCTTGAAAGAGCGGAGTATAAGTCCAAAAAACTATCATACCTAAACGGCCACGCGCGAGGGTTGCCAGAAATTTATCTTTTGGCATTGGCTCGTCTATCCAAACAAAACCTAAGTCCACCGATTCAAAAGACTTCAAATCCTGCTCGTTGGACATAATATCTATAACCCAGCCATTATTGAAAATAAACTTTGAGGCGTAGTATTTTCCCTCTTTAGCCGTTTCATACAGTTTCTCCGGGAAGTTTTTAAAAGAGTTGCGCGGCAACCATTTTATAAGCTCTGGGATTATTTTTTCTTTGATTGTAGTCGGGTCAGATATGATACGGCCTTTCTTGATATATGGCCAGTTCTTAAATAGAGATAATTGAAACCAAGCGTTCTGCGGGCCGAAAACTATATTGGCAATTATATTCGCTCCGGTGCTAGTCTTACTTGTACCATTAGCCCCGATAAACATATTCACAAAGAACTTATCCGAACCGACCATTGTTATAAATTCTTCTGACTTGCCATTTGGAATATAATCTTTAGCGGCTTCCATTTCGTCTCTCTCTTGCAGTTCAGTGGCTTCTTCTTCAATAGCTTGCAATTCCTCTATTTCAAGTTTTTCTAGTTTCGCTCGCAATGTGTCGGCGCTGTTCATAATTATTTTACTCCACCCAAACTATCCATTTGTATCGGACTTGGAATAGCTTGATTAGACATATCTATAATACCGTGCTTTTTCTCATACTCTTTTATGTTCGTAGCAAACATTTCTGATAAAGATTTCATCATTATCGGAGTAGTGGCAAAACCGACTAGCGCTTGACCAGATGAAAGGATGAAGAAAAAACATTCTTTATTGTGGCCAGCTAATCCGGCATCAACAAACTGCTTTGGTATTAAATTTAATTGTAATTCGTCTATTATAAATTTACACCTCTCTTTTTAGGGAGAGTGGGATAAAGTTAATAATGCTTGTGTGCTTGCGACTATTGCACGGCCTACATAATGGCTGGATGTTTGAAATGTTATTTGAACCACCTTTTATCAAAGGAATTATATGGTCTTCCGATAAGGTAATTTCTGGCTCGGTTAATTTGCAACAAAGACACATATAGCCAAACTGCATTTTTAATTCTTCCCACTGGGATAAAGTATGAGAACCAACAGCATTTAATTTAATCACTCTGCGATTTCTATTGTGCATCAACTTGTTTTCATAACCATCTTTCCAATTATACGCTCTTTCTCCCTTGCACGCTTCTCTCATTTTAATTCTTGTTTCTAAAGAAAACACTCTCCCTATACTCAACTGATTACCTTTCTTAAATCCATTAGTATTTCCAAACTTTTTTATACTTAACTTTTTTCTAGTTTTATCACTTGTAATTCTATGATTCGCACATCTTAATAACCCTCTTAAAGAAAGCACTTTGTAGCAAATTTCACATTTTGGTTTTCCCCCTTTCCAATTAGGATTGTTTTTTGCTTTTTGATTTCTAATCATTTCTTTTTCGCTATTTTACTCATAATGGAATCTATCAACTGGTCTTTAGAATAACCTTTGAACTTCAGATTCATTTCTTCCGGTTCGTAGCTTCCAAAAAGTTTATAACCCATATCTAGGGCTTGCTTCACATCCGAGTGTGGCTGTCCTGTTTTTATAATCTTAACTTTCTTTCCTTTGCTATCTAAAACAATTTCCTCCTTTTCTAAAAGCTGTCTATGTCGTTTTAAAAGAGAACTGTTGGGTAATACCTCTTGAAGTTGAAGTTGAAAGCTTTTTGTATTTCTTATTATTTGGGGATTATCCGCATAGTTTTGAGAATATCCCGCATCTTTAATTGCTTTTCCTAAAGTCATTCCCTTTCCAATGTTTTCCAACACTCTTTTATGTCGCTCTAGTGGCTTCTTTTCCTTCTTTATGTAATTGTTTTTCCTAATCTTTTTCTTTATCTTTTTCATAAAAAATTGGATTCACTTGTCTTGAAGTATTATCTATAATTTGATTCATAATCATATCCTGTACTTCACGAATTGGATTAGCGTAGAAAGTAGAAAAACCATTATTTAGCGCATCAGCCATTTCTTTATCTTGTACTGGACAAGGATTTTGTGTACAAAAATGAATTTCCATTTTAATCTTCTTGCGCTTTTAATTTTAATTCTTGTTTCTTCGCTTTATAACTGAGAGCGTTGCCATATCTTGATTCTGGCTTGTGTTTTATTCTTCCTCTCTTGCTCCGGTGTTCTCTGTGATAGGGAGATTTTGATAATTGTTTTGGTGTTTCGTATGGGTTTGCTGTTGGCAAGTTTCCGTGTGTAAGTGATTTTATTCGTCTGGCCATAAATTTAATATCTAGGTTTTCTTGGTTTTCTTTTTCTTCCCATAAAATTATTTATCTGCGTTAGTTCCCTTATAATTTACATCAACCATTAACCGACAACGGAGCATATCACTATTTTCTTCTTCCATACACACGCCCATTTGATAAACTTTTTTACTCACCGAAAAGTCATTGGCAATGTCCGTAGCCCAGAACATCGTAATCGCTGTAACTAAAAATGTTATAATTATTTCTCTCGTCATAAATTATTTTAAGCTGTCAATTTTATCGTGGGCTAATGTCATCAGATTCTCTAGGGTATCCGCCTCCTCAATATAATTTTCTTTTCCATAAAAAAAGCGATACTCCCCTTGCTCTTTGCCGGCTTTGGGATGTGAAAGATAAATAATGCTTACATCTTTGTATAATTCTATAGCGAGTGCTTTGACGTTATCTTTAAAAACCATTTTGGAAATATAACTCTCTGACTTTTTAGAAAACCAATTTTTTATTTTATTCCACATAGTCAAGATCTTTGTTATTATAATTATAAGGTATATATTTTTCTTGCTTTTCGTATTCTTCGGGAGCATCAACATTCTCTAGTTGTTCTATTTCACTAGCCGGTTGTCAAAATTCTTCTTTTGTGTCTTCTTCAAAATTCATAAAATTATTTTTTAGATCAATAGGAGTTCTTTTACTACCTAGTTTTTACCAGCAGATTTGCTAGTGTCCCACCAGATGCCCGACCCAAATGAACTCCCTTTGATTCAACAAACAATACTCTACACATCTAATCCTTATAATTATAGCCCTTTTGTAAAATAATGACATCAAACTAGGATGTGGATAACTTTTTATAATCCATAGATATTACGACCCTCGCTGTGCATAATTTCGTGTTGAACAATAAACGCGCAAATACTTCTGGCATCTTCTCCCACCTTGTTTTGAAATGTTTTTCTTCTAGGGATAAGAAACAAGTTAAGGAAGGGTGTCCAATAGACAACTGTGATTTTAGCGAAGCGATTTACTCTTTTTTCATCCCGGAACATAAAGCTCATACAGCCCTCTTGAAAAGTACACGGTTCTGACTTTTTTATTATCCGGCAATTAACCACGCACCAGCTCCCAAATTGCTTGTACACTTTTTTATTTACCACAAAAAAACTCTTCGGTTCTGCTGATACTTGCGCGTGGGATATGGCATAAGCATCTTTCCAATAACCATCAAACTTTTTAGCGTCTAAAAATGCTTTTAATTCCCAAGCTTCTTTTTTTATCTCAGCCCAGTTTTTGACTCTGTTAGAAACTATGTTGGTCAGGGGTCTAATTATTTCCATATTTTTTTTCCAATACGAAGCTGTTTTACATCACTTAACTTTTTTTTCATATAATCTGGATTTTTATTGACTAAATAAGAAATTATTTTAGCTTCTTGTAATAAATCTCTCATTTTAATATTTATCTTTTTGGCTCGGATCTCATTCCAATCATCATCATCTAGTTTATGTGTTGGATTCCATCCCATAATTTCATTATATGCTGGCTCTATTCCCTGTATAGTTTTACCGGTTAAAGCCACACCATTTTCAAATACTCCTCTCTTTTCTGGATTATTAAAAAGATAATAGGCCTTATGACATTCTTCTATGTCAATGATAAAGTATTGATCTTCTCTAAATCCTGTAATAATTTTTATTTTAAGCATAATTAAAAAGCTACTATATCTTTTAATTTTTTATTTTCCGACTGGTATTTAATAATCGCACTTTCTAATGCAATCCATTTATCTTGAAGTTGTAGTGGAGTGGTAATGACCGGAAAGAATGATAGTTTATTTGTTTTTGGAAGAGTATTATTTACGATGTTTTTTAATCTCTCAAAGCCGTATGTTTTTATAAGAAACTCACACGCTCCTCTTTGGGTTTTATTTCCATAAAACCTCTTACAAGATGGGTTTAGTGATTCAAATTCTTTTATTAAAAGCGGTATTTCCTGCGAGCTTTGCTCGCTAGTATTCTTCTTATCTTTCCTAACCTTACCTAACCTAACCTGTGGCAACCTTTGGTTGTCATCTGGTATGACATCATTTTGTCCTTTATTTAATGAGTATTTTTTGGTTTT